GACATTCTTCCACAAGAATGAACAGCTATACCCGATGAAAGATGCTATCTACAACTTACAGCTCACCTTTTATTGGTGGATGGAAGCAGTAGATGATCTAGCAAGGATTGTAGGAGGAGAAACAATAGGACAAGGAGAAGGTAAGAAACATCATATACTTACTCCAACATTACTGAGTCCTATTGAAGAACTTCAATATTTAAAAACAGAACTTGCTTTATTAGCAGAAGGCTGCGATCAGTATTTAGCAAATACAGCAAACCCACAGATCGTAGAACATAAAGTAAGACAAGGATACAATAACATTAAAGAAGCAGGATTTGCTGTAGATATTTCAAGCCTATATTATGACCAAATTGATGGAGACAACAGAGAACGAGGAAGTAAATAACCTTCCCCAACCAGAAGACAAAGAAGCAGAGTTTGTGCCAGAGGGTGATACCTTTGTAGAACAACTCCTAAGAAGTATGATACTAGCCTATCAGGGAGCGCACAATGAACAAAATAACATTGATGATGCTAACTTCACACTTACCATTACAGTACACAAAGTAGCTACACCAGATGGTAACAAAGATTGTGCTTACCTACGTCTTGATAAACACATTAGACCTAAGAGCTTGCTAGATGGTAAGACTCCTAAAGAGATTGAAGAGATGGCTGATGAAGGATGGTTTACTAAACTAGTTCACCAAGAAGTTTACTTCTTTAAAAACATGAAGGAAAGACTTAATCCTAATAAGGCTTGGAGAGATCAACTCTATCTAAACTGCTTAACTAGATTAACTGCAGGTGGATTAGAATATGCTGAGTTGCTACAACGTATCAAGAATGTAGAACAAGGTAAGAAGATTGCTGGTATTAGCGAAGAAGAAGAGAAGCTTAACAAGCTAGGGTTGGTAGGAGCTAAAGAGATGCCTAAGCCACTGAGTCAAGATGACCAGGCTTATGTAGAACATATTAAACGAGAACGAGCTAAAGAAGGATTATGATTCTAAAGAATTTAATAGGGAAGTATCCTGAGATAAAATTAGAAGATACGGTTCTAACTAGTATACCTGTCTTTTATGAAACAAAATTATACATAAATGATAGAGTAGTATTTAAAGTACGTAATCTTACAAGGATTAGTGACAATCATGATTCTATCTTGACGGACATCACTAATTACGGATTAACCATGCTGATACACCAAAGTACACAACCTTAATGGAACAAGTAATTAAACCTACGGCTTATGTATATCAACATAGAAGATTAGACACAAATGATGTCTTCTATGTTGGTATTAGTGATGATCATACGCGATCAAATTATTACCGTGCTTATAGAAAATCTGGTAAAAATAAATGGTGGAAATCTATTGTACGCAAGGCGGGTTACAAAGTAGAAATTTTACAAACAAATCTAACATGGATAGAAGCTTGTAAATTAGAACAACACTTAATTTCTATTTATAAAAAAGTATCAGATGGTGGAGTATTAATTAATTTAACTGTTGGTGGTGAAGGAGCAAAAGGCTACAAACACTCTACAACAGCAAAAACTAAAATTAGTAAGGCTCATCAAGGTAAAAAGCACAGTGAAGACACATTAAAAAAGATGTCAATCTCACGACTAGGAATGGAAAGAACATTAGTATTAGATAACTGTACTGGTGTTTATTTTAATAATATCAGAGAAGCTGCTGATGCATATAATATTAATTATTTTAGTTTGGCCCAGCGACTGAAAGGTAGTAGAAAAAATAAAACTAATTTAGTTATTATATGACTTATACAACTATAAAACCTAAATCCCTGGGAGGCTATGTATGTAGTCTCTCAGGTTTATTTATAAATAGTAATAACCCTCTAGGTTTAACACCTAAAGAGATTCAGTTTACTACAGCACTTATCCAAGTAGCTAGTACCAATACTATTTCTAAAGCAATGAAAGTACAGTTAGCTGAACAATTCAACTATAACTTTCAAGTAGCTACAAATATTCTAAACAAGTTAAAGAAGAAAGGTGTAGTAACAGCTACTAACAAACTACATCCTATATTTCATAACACTAAAGTTACAATTGAGTATGGCAACTAACGAACGTATTTTCTGTAATATTAGTGTACTAAAAGAAGTAGCAGGAGAACTAGGTTTAACCCTGGAACAAACTAAAAAGATTATTGAGTCACAATCTGAATACACTGCTATTGTAATGGCTTCTGATACATATGATTCTATTCGTTGGCCTTATCTAGGAGTATTCAAATCTAAACCTAAAGAGGTGCAAATGATTAACCACTTACGTGGTATGACTCCTGAACAACAGAAGGAGTTTAAGATAGCTGTTAGAACTAGAAAGATTAAACTCAATCACTGGGAAGACAAACTAAAAGAGGATAAGAAGAATGATAAATTACAATGACCCTATAGAACTTACTGCAGTTTACCGAACAAGAGATGGTAAGCATGGACCAGTATCTGAACATGGAGGTAAGATTGCTGTACGATGGGAAGATATAAAAGTAGTAGAAGAATACGTCTACACTGATGATTGGGTTAAGTTTAATGGACCAAAGTACTGTGTAGTACTAGAGAATGAAGCTGACCCACAACCAAGAGTAATCCTGGGTAATTATCGTAGTATGGTTGAACACTGGACAAACTTTAGAAGGAGTTGTCCTCTATTTGTGAAAGAATAATATGGAATGGATAAAAGTAAATGAGGAAGGAGAGATTGAGATAGTAGCTCAAGAAGTAAAGCTAGTACCTGAGTTTGCTGAGTTAATGTCTTTAGCCTACAATAAAGGACCAAAGGACGCTGACGGCAGAAAGAAGTTTAGACTCAAGAACGAGTTAAAGTACATGTACTTAGTTTATTCTAGTAAGTCTCCTTACAGAGATTACTCAGAGAAAGAAAGACTCAACGAAGCTAAACTAGATTGCAACTTATCTGAAGAATGGACTGAATCTCCAGAACTAAGAAAGCTTATTCCTAAGTACATTAGAGGTACTAAGTCTAAGTTAGAAAGGTTACTCAACACTACTGAAGGGTTTTTAGATAAACTAGATACCCATCTCTCTACTCTACAACTAAATGAACGTAAAGAGAATGGTGAGTATGCTCATAAACCTAAAGAGATTATTGATACACTAAAACAACTACCAGCACTAGCACAAACATTACAAGACCTGGAACTACAAGTTAAGCTTGGTAATGTTGGTACTCCTAAATCTAAAGGTGACCATGAACTAGGTTGGATGGCGATGACTAATACAACTAATAAAGTTAAAAGAGAAGAAGAGGACGAAGATTAATGAGTAGTTTAATACAAGATATACCTAGAAGACCAAGAGGAGCATTCAATAAAGATTTGCTTCTCAATACCTATTTTGAGCATACTGATCTATTCAGTCCAGCTGCTAATAAATTCCTTAAAGAAGGAAAATACTCTGGAGAGATATTTAACTCAAAGAAATATAATATCTTTTGGGGGGAAGAAAGAGACAGATGCATTAATGGGTATATCAACCCTATTACTAAGGTCTGGATTCCAGGTAAGTATTATCACTTCCTCAACTACAAGCAGATGAAGATCATTCGTGAAGAAGATCGTGGTAAGAAGTCTGCAAAACGTATTACAGCATTTCCTAAGTTCTGGCCTATCCATTACTTCTTCTCTAAAGACTATATCTTAGCTAAAGAAGAAGGTTTAAACTTATCCGTACTCAAACCTCGTGATACAGGTTTCTCTGAATTACTTTCCTCCTTTGGTGTGCATGAATATGAATTTCAAACTGAAGACCCTGTATTCTACTTTGTAGCTATTGAACGTTATCTTAACAAAGATGGTGTACTATCAAAAGCCTGGGATCAGATTAACTTCCATAATGAACATACAGAAAGAGCATTCAAGCACTTACGTCAATATAAAGATCAAGACTTACATAAAAGAGCTTCTTACTTAAATCCTGAAACTGGTACTGAAAAGAAAACTGGTGGAGAGATACAAGGAGCAGTAGTAGATCATCCACGTAAACTTCGTGGTGCTCGTGGTTATGTAAACTTTGAAGAAGGTGGTTCATTTCCTAATCTAGAAGATGCATGGATGACAGCAAAAGACTTAGCTGAACAAGGAGGTGTGAAGTTTGCTATGATGTGTGTATGGGGTACAGGTGGTGAACAAGGACCAGGTATTGCAGGTCTTGAAAAGATCTTTATGAATCCTACCTTATTTGATTGTCTTGAGTTTGAGAATTGTTGGGAAGATACAGCTGGTCTTGCACCTCATGGTTTCTTCTTTCCTTCTTGGGCTAACGTAACTAAGTTCATGGATAAGTGGGGTAATACTGACTTTGCTAAAGCTAAAGAATTTAGAGATCAAGAAAGAGATAAACTAGCTAAAGGATCT